GAATCGTGAGGATCCAATGGGTGACTTGTCGGAGCATGACATGAGCGCTTAGTATTACTTAATAGCGCGAAGGCTCATGGCTCACCCTTATATACCCGTGGATCCTGAGGACAAAAGCACAGCCTGCGCACGTGGTGATCTGCAATATGTGTAAAAATTTAAATGACCGACGTGCTTATATTAATTGCGTGCTTTTGCGCACTGACGCTATTGCTTGGCTGCTTGTTTGGTTGTGATTTTGAAAATAATAAACAATCCATCGATGAAAAATGCCTATTTTGTCATACCGAACTCGAAGGGGAAGAAACGTCCGCGTCGCTCGGAGTGGGAGATCCAGTACGTACCGATCGGGATACAATCGAACTCGTCGACCCAGACGGACTTACCGTACTCGTTTACAAACACGGAGACAACGACCAAGACGAAGAGTAAACCGGTAATTGTACAAGGGGATCACGAAGTGATCCAAACTGGATTTAAGATGCAATTATATAAGCCATTAAAGCAATATATGCGCAGTGCAGGGACCATTAGATACTCTCAATTTTGTGACAATTATTTTGCTTGGGATAATGGTCGTCAGGGCATTCAAGAAATGTATGAGATATTCAATCTTAATCATTTTACAGCTGGATCTGTAACATCGCCTGATCCAAAACTTCAATTTCCTGACGCTCTTTATAACTTAGACCCCAATTTAGAAAATACTGGTGGACCAGTTATTGGTGGAAATCAAAATGCTACAAAAGCTAAAATGTACCTTAAAACGGTTAAAATTGTGAATGAATTTGTGAACCTGACCAACTTGCCTATGGTTGTAGAAATTCGATGGTGTGCAGCTAAGGATAATCATTATAGAAATCCCTTGGATGAATGGCAATACCGAGCTGACTTAGAACAATATGGCCAACCTGTTGCTAATCAAAACGTTAGTGTTGGTGTCGCTAGTCCAGGTTATCCTCGTATAGATTTTATTGGTCAAATTCCAGAAACACGAAAAGGCTTTAGTGACAAATGGGCAATTATTAAAAAGGAGAATTATGTTCTCAATGGTGGATGTCGTGTCAAATCTTTTATTAAGTTGTATTACAACTATTTGACAGACAAAGAATGTATGTATTCATATGTACATACTGTAGGTCCTGGATTACAATCTGTAAAATATTTACGTGGTATTAGTCTTGTACCTCTTATTATTGCTCGTTCTGTACCTGTTCTTCATAAACCTACTGAAGAACTACAGCCAACGCGCATGTCGTATGGACCAGGAAAATTAGGATGGATTTCCAACCACATGTATACATTCGTACCTGATAATCTTGATCAGAAGTTTCCTTATTCTCGTATCTATCCAAGTACTTACAACGAAAGTACGAAAGCAGCTGACAATCTTCAAATTAACGTTGACGATGTTGTTCAAGCTGTTCAAATAGTTCAATAAAAAAAAAGTTACAACCCAGGTCTGCTTGCAGACAAAAACTCGGCAAAAGTTACAACCCAGCTTACTCGGCCTCGTGGCGAAGCTAACGGCGCACCGTGTCGGATTATGTTCATATTAAAGGCTCCCCCCCGCGCACGGGGGGGCTGGGGGGGGAGCGCCCCGGAGCTTGCGTAGGGTGCAAGACATCTGGCCTTCTACCATTTGGCTTACTCACATATTCAGATATTTAAAGATCAACAAAATGAGTTATATTCAATCGTCTTAAAAGAGCATTCATTGTTTCCTCATCTAAATCTGGATACCATTGTCGAGGATTCAAGTTTGATGTAATCCAAATTTTTTCTGCTTTCAAAGGGACTGAAGATCCTTTGATTTCCACATTGACTGGGTAACGATCCAGCCATCGTAATAGATGGGCGATGTCAATACCTCCTCGAAATTCGTCAATAACAACAAATCTTTGGCCTTGGTAACCATCCCAGAACTTGGATCTTGGATCTTTAGGGAAAGCGTCCATACCAGCTTCATCCCATGCCCTTCTAGATTTGCCCGTACCAGTTGGTCCGTAAAAAACGAAGGTTTCTTTAACAATGCCAACAGGCGTCCCAAAGTCGGCTGCAATACATCGTAAGGTCCTATAATGTTGAACTCTAACGTTGCTGGGGACATCAAGGATGGCACCGGTGATGGCTGAGGACCAGACGGCATCCCAATCGGTGACGCTGTTTCGTCGGACAGGTAATGATCCCAGTTCAAACTGTGTTCCTGCGATTCGAGTATCTTCTTTCCAAACGTAGTTTCTTGCAGCATCGCTTCTTGTTGCCTCTGCGTGGCATTGCTCTCCAAAAACGGATTTAACTCCGCCGAGTCGAACTTTTCTCTTGAAGACCACGTATAATTGCCAGTGGAGGAAACCTCCTTCTCCTTGTTCGAGCTGTCCACGGATGTAAACGCAGTCATTGGGCAAATAGGGGAGGAAACCATAATGGGGAATCGTGAGGATCCAATGGGTGACTTGTCGGAGCATGACATGAGCGCTTAGTATTACTTAATAGCGCGAAGGCTCATGGCTCACCCTTATATACCCGTGGATCCTGAGGACAAAAGCACA